CCAATCAAACTGTTTTAAATCATAATCAATAGGAAAATCTATCTCATATTTTACATATTCAGGTCTTGATACTTCAAACTCTCTGTATGTTAATCCTGATTCTAAAATGAGATTTTTAAGTCTAAGTTTCTTCCGCTCTTTCTTAACTGATATTTCATAAGTATGACTATCTGTACCCAATCCTCTTCTTACTCTCTCACCATTCTTATCCCAAAATCTAGCAGACCCATCAGCTTGGATGGCAATTCTCAATCTTTCGATAGTTGATAACTTATTAAATCCCCCATTAACAAGTTTACCTGAAAAAGGTAATTTCATATCACTACTAAATTTAGTGATGTCTTTTATAGGCTTTTTTATAATGTTACAACTCCTTGTCTTGTAGTAGATACTATGGTTAGGGGTTAATAGTGCATTATATGTTTGGTTCTTAATCCTGTGCATTTTACCTTTGTAAGGCTCATTTATAACATTACTTGGTAAAACAGATGTCATTGTATTGGTTTCTAAATCATATTGAATAACTTCTGTATTAATATCAATATCCTTAAAATTAACCCAACCTTTTAGTGTTAATATTTCTGTACCCTCACCATGGCATTCTGCAAATGTCATACCAACGTCACCTATCTCTGTTATGGGCATTCTCTTATACATGTCAGCCCAAAAAGTTTTTACATTAACTTCTATTTGAGAAATAGCTAACATAGTTTTCTTTATGATACTCCTCTCAACATCAGATATGTTAACTTTGTAATCATTTATATCTGTAGTGAAATTGTATTCTGTATCAATCCAATACGAATGTCTAATAGCATCTTTATATTTTAGTAAAGACGGGTATTCATATGGAAGAATATTCACTCTTCTCTCAAATATGTTTTTCTTTTTCATAATTATGTTTATTCTTGTTATGATTTCAAGCAACTATAAATATTATATATTCACTAAGAATTTTTAAATTCTGCGAACATATTGTAAAAAGATTCTCTCTCTTCATTTCTTTTTGAACTTTCTAAAGATGATACGTCTTTTTTAATCTTCATAGCATCTCCCGAATTTTCTCTGAATATTTCTATGTTACCATTAGAAGCATCAAACTTTGTTGGGAAGGTTACACCATCTGCTCCAAATCTATTTTTGATAACGTGAAATCTTCCAATACCTAATACTTTATCTTCAGCTCTTCGTGATAATGACATTATGAAATCACCAATAGCTATCTTACTATAATCTTCAGATATCTTATCTGCTTCTATAATTTCTGAATCTAGGCTTGACCTATTTGTTTGAGAAGCTGTCCATATAGGACAGTTATATTCCGCTGATAAACTTCTAAGTCCCTCATAGATTTGCTTTAACTCAAATCTTAACTCTTTATTATGACCTTTTAATAAATCAGCATAATCGACTACTATCAAATCAGGTGTATTTGATTGTCCTATACATCTATCAATATGAGATTTCATAGTAAGTATCGAAGCAGTTTTTGCAGCAAACTGTTCTACTATTAAAGTGCCTTTTAAATTTTTTACTTTATCCTCAACTTTATCCTTATGTAATAATAAATTTGAATTGTTTAATCCTGTTATAATACTATCATATCTCCTTGCAGTATATATTTTATTTAATTCTAATGTATAATGTATTACAGTCTTTCCTGCAATTAATGCATTAGCACCTAAAGCTGATAGTACCCATGATTTTCCTGCTCCCGCAGGTGCTATTATTATTCCTAATTCTCCTGATGCTAAGCCACCTTGAAGTAAATCATCTATACATTCCCAACCTGTAGTAACTGTATTTCTAAAATTTTCACTGTATCTTTCTTCAAATTGGTCTTTGTATATATGACCTATATCTCTTGTATATCCTGACTTCAATGCCGTGTCTAGTGTAGATTTTACCCCATCATAATCCGAAGCATTGAGTAATTCTACACATTCTAATATTGCTCTTTTAATTTCTTGATTTCTACAAAAATCTACAGATTGTTCTTGAACATATTTTAAATCATTTGAATTAGCATACATCTCAGCTCTTCTAAAATACTCTTGTATCTCTTGCTTGAGTAAACTTTGAGTATCAGGCAACTTAGCTAATTCAGTACTGTATACGGTAATCGATGGTGATTGTCCATATTTAAAGTAATAATCTAATGTGCTTTTTATAATCCACTGAGATGCATTACTGAAAAAATAAGTTGGCTTTAATATATCGGAAATTTGCGTTAGGAATGAAGTATTGTCAATTAACGATACAATTAATTTGTATTCGAAATCTTTACCGTAACTACTTATGATGTTTGTCATTTCTTTAAGTTTTTTAAATAATTTTTCCAAAATAAAAAATCATGTTCATTTTTACATAATTCTATATGGTAGAAAATGGTTTGTAACTTCTGTACTTCCAATTCAGGTAAATCTCTTCTTGCAATTGCTAATATATTAGATTGTATATCTCCTGACATATTAGGTGTTAGCAATTGCATAAGTTCGTAATTCCTATATGCAATATCACTCTGATTTACTATATTTTCGAATATCTTTGCTTTAGGATTCGCACTGTAGTGTATCTTACTTTGTTCTACTATATCATCTATAGTTATGTATTTATCTGTTGTATTCAGATTGAAATGCTTATTCAATCCTACTTCTCCAACTTGTTTTACACCTGTTATATTATCAGTCCTATCACCTACAAAACATCTATATGTTAAGTAATTTAATGGAGTATAACCATACAGTGATATAGTGGATTCTTCCGATATCAGTAGTTTTTTCTCATGCGAATATACGAAAGTTTTTTCATCTATTAACTGCAAATAATCTCTATCAGAACTCATAATAATTTTGGAAGATTCCTTGCTAAGAACATGTTTACATAAATATGCTATCACATCATCAGCCTCCACACAATCTATTATAATTGTTTTAACAGGCATTATGGATAGGGAGTTTACTAACAAATTCAATTGCATTCTTTTAGATTCATTCTCATTAAGAATTCCTCTAGTATCAGCGAATCTATTAAAACTACCTGCACTTAATACTTTCTGTTTGTATTCTTTATGTAAATGTCTTCTTCTGACACTTCCACCTTTTCCATCAAATACTACATATATAGAAGTTGGAGAATAATCTACTATTGCTTTATATATAGTTCTGAAAAATCCTAGTATTCCACCAACATGGTCTCCTTCATAGTTTAATGTAGGGACAGCTTGAAAATTTCTAATAAAAACATTCAAGCCGTCCACAATCAAAATCTTATCCTCTACTACATTTTCCGAGGACTGACTCTCCTTAAACTTTTTGAATTCCTCAAATGAATCAGTAATCATCTTCGTTATCCTCTTCGATTATTATAGTATCAGTATCCAAAGCTTCATTAATGTTGTACTTGAATATCATTTCATCACATAAATGATTATATACAATTTCCTTATATTTTGGATTTGATATAATCTTATCGTAAAATTGCTTAGATTGAAATTTAATCTCTTCGAGTACCTCTCCTGTTTCTTTATCTACAACCCTATAAGTATACCACGCACCGTTCAAATCAACTATCTTTCTATTAGACATCTCATCTAACCATGAACCATAATTGTCCATACCTGAATTATAGTAGATTTTGTAGCTAATACTTCTATTGGCAGGCCCTAATCTATTCTTCTTCACATGTGCAACAGACTCTACTCCAATATGATGTTTCTTACCATTCTTTTCTACAGATACTTTCTTACCTCCCTCTAGTCTCAACCTGACAGATGAGTGAAATGGTATACCCTTCCCTCCTGAAGTAGTATAGATATCACCACCTAATGCTCCCAATCTTACTCTAAGTTGGTTAGTAATTATAAGACATACTTTATGTCTGCCTATATAATTTGTAATTTTTCTCATTGCCTGAGATATGATTATGGACTTACTAGTATTCCAACCTTGCTTATCAAATCCAATAGCTTTTTCTGCTTTCGTAGTTGCTCCCATTATGGAATCGATAACAATGGTAAGTAGTATATCAGGGTTTTTTTTCCTGATTTCAATAATCATTTGTTCTATAGTATCAAATATATCTTCTACAGTATACATTGATAAATACAACATCTTAGACACGTTAACCCCTATAGCTTTCATGAATTCCTCACTTGCTGCATTCTCGGTATCTATATAAACAGCTATTCCACCTTTTTCTTGGGTTGATTTCATTGCATGACAAGCCAATAATGATTTACCTGATGCCTCCATTCCCGAAATTTCGGTGATTCTCCCTACAGGAAAACCACCGTTTTTTCTATTTGAAATAGCAATGTCTAACATATCATTCCCTGAGGATACCCAATCTGATATATCAGATGGATTCGAATCTGAACCGTCTAAGAAATAGGCAACCTTATCGGTAGATTTTTTAAATATACCGTTTACATAGTCAGCTAAATCTTCCTCTATTGAGTTATGATTTTTTTTAGACATTATTTAGTTATTTGGAATTTAGTAATCTTTCAAATTCCAACATAGCATTGGATACCTGAGGAGATTCATTAGACATTGGATTACCTGCAAAATCATTTGATGAATTCGATGATTGGAAAGTTGGTAATCCATTGTCAAATGATTGTGAAATTTCCCCACCATTAGCAGGATTAAAAGTTGGTACAATATTACCTATTGCCTTTTCAACAAAATCTGTATTAGGCTTTGGATATAGATAATTTTCCAATACTTTAATCAACTCCTCTTTTGTCGGTGCTTTGAAAATATCTTCCAATTTAGGTACTTCAGATAGTGCTTTTGCACCTATTTGATTATCAGAAAACGCAGCTGACTTATTAGGCTTAATCATAATAGTAGTACTAGGATATCCATCCCCCTGCTTCTTATGATACTCAACATAGATGTCGTTACCATTTGTCAAGTCTGATATATCTCCGTAGTCTCCGCTATTCAAAAATTTAGCTAAAGTTGCATATACAGCTTCTGTAAAACCGTAAAATCTAACTCCCTTGCTTTCCTCCCCTCTTACCAAAATTGGAGCATATACTCTCAATTTAGGTTCTAACTTCTTTCCTCTTATCCAAGAATCTTTGTTTCCCTCTGCTTGTAGTTTCTTAGCCCACTGCATAATTGGGTCATCCATTCCGTAAGTCACAGGTGATACGATAGGTTTCTCTGATAAACCGTAATGGAAGTAAACTCTTCTTAAAGAATCTGTTGCATCGTGTGGGTAGGGGACGATTCTAATAATGTGTTCCTTTTCAGGTTTCCAAAATAAATCATCATTCTTTGTTGAATCTTTTGAGATTTTTTTATTCAAGCGATTGATATCCTCTTGAATAGCTGAGAAATTAATTGGCATAACTTAAAAAATTTTGTTTAAAATTAAAGATATATTGATTTTTTAAAATCCAAATTTACAAAAACTAATCTCTCTTCAAAATATGCTTCTGAAGTAGATTGTTCGTCAGCAGGAAATCTTTTGACTATGAGAAGTACATCTCTATAGTTTTCCCAATCTATTTGATAACTCTTATCTAAAATTCCATTGTTCAATACCTTGATTAATGAATTTAATGCATTAATGGTGTACAAGGTATTTGTGTGTTTCTTCTTATTTATTGATATAGTGTTCTTAGCTAAACCATCCCTCAAATTGTCTTCCGTATTGTAAACTAACACAGAGCTATGTGGATTGTCTCTGTCGGTATACATATAAAACTTATTGTTATATATTTTGTAATATGTTGATAAGTAATCAACGGTCAGACTCAGCGAATCATTAGAAGTAAATGTACATAAAAATTGTCCTTTCATAATCAATATTTTTTGTTAGCATACGATGCTAAATAGCTCCATATCTTTGTAGTTCTTTCCTTTTTTTACTTTGCTATTAATTAATATTTTTTTTAAATCTTTTAATAAATCATAACCATCCTCTATGTTGTAATCTATTAATATCGAATCATAAGTGTATAATATCATCTTAGACTTTTTATTGTATAAGTAGGTATTAACTCCATGTATAAATAGCATAGAAAGTTCAGTTTCTATCATTTGTATGTAATAACTAAATAGTTTTGATTTATTCATTTCATCACTTACTGATAGTTTTCTTTGGGTTATAGGGCTTTCTACGTATCCTATATTTTGGTACTGCTCCCAAATTTTTTCTTTAAGTGAGTATACTTTATTGAAAAAATCTATATTATACCTATCACATAAGTCTTTGTCATCCTTATATAGCAAAGTAAAACTTATCTTCTTGCTATCCTCATATTGAGATTCTGTAATAGTATCCGTATTAAAATACATCTTTGCAAAATATGTGTGTAATGATTCTATATCTGAAAAATCATAATTTAATAATTTTCCAATAATCCTAATGTGATAGGAATCAAAATCATACTCAACTAAATATCCACTATCAAATCTACTTATAAAATTCAATCTACTATCATCTTTTTTATTAATAGCTGAATAGTTAACTCCATCATACACATTAGATGGTCTACCTGTTTTAGTATGAATATTGTAGAGAACTTTTACAAAGTTATTTGTATAGTTTCTATTAAAGTTATTATTAAAAGAATCTAACTTTACATACATACAATTTCGTTCTATAGTTTCTATAGATGGGTATATTACATTTGTATAGAAATCAGATGCCTTAGATATGACTAGCAAATTTTTGCAATTTAATATAGTATGTATAAGTTTCTCAGACATTGCTACATATACATAATATGGAACATACCTATAATAATCTAACCTCCTATAATGTTTTAAGTACTTCCTAAAGTTTATAACATCTAAATCTACAGACTCACCACCTAACCAAGCTTGGGTCTCTAAATCATAAGATTCTATAGATTTATAGTGAGTATCGAATAATCTCTTATTCACTACAACGGAGTTCGTACTAATTTTAGGTAATTCTACATTTTCTACGTCTGTTAAATCTATTGGATAATGTTTTATTGATTTATCCAAATCATTATATACAGACATAAATCCTATCTTAGCATCAAGATAGTGACCATACTTATTTGGAATGCATATAACTATATTCATATCTTGTAACTTGTTTATGCAAATATACTATATTATTTTAAAATTTTTGAAATTTACTTATAAAATTCCAAACTATTTTTTAAAAATTTATCTAATCCTTTGAAATCTTTTAAGTTATCTCTTATTTGTCTTAGATTAAAATTTTGAACATATTTTGAATTACCTGAAATCATCCATTGAAAACTTACTGAATTGTATATATTCAAGTCTATTCCACTTTTCTTGGAGTTAGAATTTATATTACCGAATTGTTCAGAGTCTATTTCTACTATCGTATTCAATGGTGAATTTCTTTTTTGCACAAAATACCTTGTTAATATGCCTACTGAATATTCTAAATCAGTTGGCTTTACTTTTATAGGTACAGGTGCTTCATAGCCCCCCTTAGTTATACTTCTAAGTCTGATTGTTTCTGTATTGAACGTATGTCTAGGAATTAATATTTTAGTATTAACCTTCATATCGTCATACACATATGCAATGTTATTTTCAGGATTTAGATAGTATTGTCCAACATACTCTAAACCACTCATAGTATAGTATTCTAAACCTTTGGTATGTTTTACTTCTCTCATACTTATGATATGTTTAAATAGGGACATGCTCTTGTGCTGATAGACGTTGTCCAAACTCCTGTAGCATCTATTTTATCCTCAACATCCATAACGACAAATCCAATACCGTTACTCGGTCTAGCAAAATCAGGTAAATTTGTAGAAGTGAATACGTTTCCTGCTATGATAGGATATGTGCCTTCCATCTCTACTTTCATTTCTAAATCAAAATATTCCATAAAACTAAACCCACCTTTGGTACTTGTACCTCGTATAACCTCTATAGCATTATGTATTTTTTTAAATTCAGCCAATGATGAACATGCATCTGCTATAGTATCTTCGCTAAAATCTTTTTTAGCCATTCTAGCATATACTCCTGTCTTTTCATCTGTTGAAGTTAACTTCTTTATAATTGATTTGTATTCCTTATCTACATTATCAGGATACTCGGTATCTTCTGATATCTTACCTGAAGTACCTGAACCTTCCCGTATGCCCGTTACTAATGCCAAATCAACTAAATCTGTTGGTAACTTACCTTCAACAACTAGTGATAAAGAATTTCCATCACCTTTTATAGGGTCTAGTTCAAATAATGGATGTGGTTTATCACTAACTGCTAATGCATCTGTAATAATTAATTCTTGTAATTGAAATTTATCGTCTATTTTAGTAGGGTCGGGTAATCTAAATGATAGATTGACAAAGTTACCTGAACATCTTGATATTCTTGAAAAAATAGTTTCAAAGAACTCTTTAATACTGTAGGTAACATCTGAGATTCTATCTGTTTTATTTGTTTTATTCTTTGTAGATTCTTCTCTAGCAGTATTTAATTCTTGAAATTTTAAATGTAATTCATCTACTACAAATCTTCTGCTTATTAATATGTATCTATGAGCAATACGGTCTCCTAAGAAACAATTAGATTTAAAGAATGAACCTCCTATTTCGAAATCCTTTCCGTGTCCTGCATTATTTTTATAATTTCCTGAACCTCTCCCCAAAAATAATACAGATGTAGGGTCTCCTGACCTAAACTTATTACCTAATTTAGATGCAGGAACTGATGAGAATGGATGCTCTTTTTCAAATGAAATTTTAAATTTAAATTTATTTCCACATTTATCATTAGTTGCTTTAATTATAGTTTTATTTATTAAATCTACAAG